GGAGGACACATTTCAAAAAACCAATATGGATCGTATGGACGCGTCGCAGCAAGGCCTCACATCAAACCGGCAGAGAGTGCAGCAAAGCAAATGCTGCTTGATGAATTGGAGAAGCTATGACATTTCAAAATCTACTAAAAAGAGCTGGAATACCGGTGGCGTACGGAGTGTTTAAAAACGCTCCGAAGCCACCGTTTATTGTGTATTTAGCCGAAGGTCAAAAGACATTCAAGGCAGATGACACAATATACCACAAAGCTAACAAGTACAGGATAGAATATTACTTCAAGACAAAAAACGAAGAAAAGGAAGAAACCATCGAAAAGCTATTGCTTGACGGTGGTTTTTTGTACGAGAAATCAGAAGACGTTTATATCGAGTCCGAAGATTTATATGTGATCTATTACGAAATTTAAATCAGATCAGAAAGGAACGAAAGATGAATAAAAATAAAGTTGAATTTGGTACATCAAATTTTCACATCGGAGTATACGAAATCGACGAGCACGGAGCCGCAAAGCTAGGGCCATCAATGGCAGTTCCGGGAATGAGAGCACTGAGCCTAGACGCAGACTCAGAGGAATCAAAATTCTTTGCCGATGACGTCGTTTACTACAGCGATTTCAATGATAACGGCATGACGGGCGAACTTAACATGGCGCTGTTTCCTGATGCGTTCAAAACAGCATTTCTCAATTTTAAGGAGATGGCTGACGGAGGAATTGCACAGATTAAGGGCGGAATTTCGAAGAAGGTTTATTTCGCTTTTGAAGGTAAGGGCGACAAAAACAGAAGGAGACACATCTTCTTTAACGCTTCGCTAGGAGCAATTAAAAGAGAACATAAGACAATCGAGGAAGGCAAAGAGGTTGAAGAGGAGACTCTTCCAATTACAGTTACGGGAGACAACAAAACAGGGGTCATCAAGATTTCATATGCAGAGGGTGACACTGGTTACGAAACAGTATTCAGCGCACCAACCATTCCGGCTGTTAAAAACGAGTAGGGGGATATATGGCAATCAAAACTATAAAAATCGATAAGGATAATTCCATTAAAATCGATAGCTCAATTAACTGGTTGCTGATTTATAGAGGGCAGTTCGGGAGAGATATTCTCCCGGACATCCTGCCTCTAATTTCAGCAGGCGTAGATATAGCAATCAATATGCTCGTAGAAAGTGAGGGCGAGACTGTTCAGGAAAAAATCGCAAATATGGATTCTGACAAGGTTGAATCGGCAATGCTTTCACTAGCAGGGCTAGAGTTAACTACATTTTTACAAATCGTTTGGGCGATGAACGCAAACGCTCGAAAGAAGAGTGGAGAAGAGATAGTTCCGTTTGATGAGTGGGTAGAGCACCAGGAAGAATTCCCTGTAGATCTCATAGCTCCAGCAGTGGCAGGAATGCTAACGAAATCAATGGTAAGCTCAAAAAACTTAAAGCGCCTTCAGGACCTAGTCAAAATGGCGAAAGCAGAAAAAGCAACAAAATTAGCACAGACGGAATCTTAATTGGTGCGATTTCAAGAGGGCTAAGTTATGAAGGCATAAGCGAAATGGAAATAGGGCAAGTCGTTGATTACTGCATCGAATATAACGAGTTTGAAAAGATAAATGATAAATCAGAAAGCGCAAATACTACAGTGCGTCAAGCAACGCAGGCGGATTGGGATGCGCTAGGGAGGTAATTGATGGCTGGAGACATAAAGGGCATAACAATTGAGTTTAGGGGAGAGACGACTAAGCTGAGCAAGGCTCTGAATAAAATCAAGGACGAAACAAAAGGGGTAGATACTTCTTTAAAAGATGTTAATAAAGCATTGAAGTTTAATCCTGGCAATGTAGAACTCTTGGGTCAAAAACAGATTGAACTTAAGCGTAAAATTGAGCAAACAAAAGAAAAACTTGAAGCATTTAAGGAAGCACAAAGAAGCCTAGACGCATCTGGCGTTGATAAAACATCAAGTGAATATATGGAGGTTCGCAGGAATATAATACAGGCAGAATCACAAGCAAAGTATTTTAATGCGGAGCTCAAAAAGACTGAAGCAGCAATATCACCGCTCGGTAAACTTGGATCACAGTTCCAGGACATAGGCGGAAAGATTACAGCTGCTGGCCATGCACTAGCACCATTATCTAAGCTAGGAGCAGCAGTCGCAGGAGGACTAGGAGCATTAGCAGTAAAAGCTGGAAGAGCAGCTGATGACTTAAATACGCTGTCAAAGACATCGGGTATAAATACCAAACAACTACAGCTATATGCAGCAAGCGCAGATCTTGTAGATGTATCAGTTGAAGACATGGCCAAATCGCAAACTAAACTCAAGAAGAATATGCTATCAGCATCGCAGGGAACAGGGGATGCTGCAAGAGCTTTTGATATGCTAGGGGTTAATGTCAAAGGCGCAGATGGACACTTGCGAAATCAAGATGAAGTATTTCAAGAAGTCATCCAAAAACTTGGAACCATGTCAAACGAAACGGAACGAGATGCACTGGCGATGCAAATCTTTGGGAAAAGTGCAACTGCATTAAATCCGATGATTGAGGACATGGGCAAGACCTATAAGCTTGTGACAGACACGATGAAAAAGAACAAAATAAAGTTTGTTGATCAAGAAACTTTAGATCAAGCAAATGCTTTTAATGATCAAATCGATATAATGAAGTTTATTGCAACAACTGCTTTTCAGCAAATTGGTTCTAAGCTTGCAGCGTATTTAGTTCCTGCGATCACAAAAGTCCAAGAGGTATTCAGTCATTTCATGGGAATAATTTCAAATTTGAGTGGCAGAACGCTCGCGATAATAACTGGAATCGGTGGTGGATTTGCAGTCATAGCACCGACACTACTTATTGTTGGAGGTCTTGTAACAAAAATGGGCTTAGCTTTTAGTGGATTATCTAAAATTATGCCTGGTTTAGGAGCAGGACTAAAGGGCGTTTTTGGTTTCTTAAAAGCAAATCCGATAATACTAATCATCTCTGCAATCGCAGCTCTTGCATTAATACTATCCAAGACAGGATTAAGTGTAGAAGAGTTGAGCGGCAAGATTAATGGATTTATAACTAGTGTAGTTGGCAAGTTGCCAGGCATAGTCAATGGAATTGTGGCGCTACTCCCACGAGTATTAGATGCCATTTTAAAAATGCTGCCGGTGATCATTGATGCTGCAGTGACACTATTTACGGCAATAGTAAATGCATTACCGCAAATAATACCACAGCTAATTCAGGGATTCGTGACACTAATAAATGGTTTAGTAAGCGCAATGCCAACTTTAATACCAATACTAGTTAATGGTGCTGTAACATTATTTCAAGCGATAGTAAATGCATTACCACAAATAATACCATTAGTGATACAAGGATTCACATCGCTTGTGACAACGCTCATAAATGCGATGCCTACATTAATACCTATATTAATACAGGGAGCTATAACGCTATTTATTGAAATTGTGAAAGCAATCCCAGTTGTTGCAAAAGCGCTCATAGCAGCATTGCCACTGATTATTGACGCTTTCAAAACAGGGCTGGCGAATTTACTTCCAGCGATTTGGACCGGGATAAAAAATACGATGGTATCAATATTTGGATCGATTGTTAACGCGGCAAGAGATAAGCTAAATGCAATCAAAGATACATTCGTAAATATTTGGAACTCCATAAAGCAGACAACTGCGAACGTATGGGAAGGCATAAAAAATGCAATAATGACTCCTATAAACGGAGCGGCAAATCTAGTAAAGGCAGCAATTGACAAAATCAAAGGATTGTTCAATTTTAGCTTTAAGTGGCCACATCTACCTTTACCACATTTTAGTATCAGTGGCTCAATCAATCCACTGAGCAAATCGTTTCCACCTAAAATAGGTGTAAGCTGGTATAAAGAAGGTGGAATCTTTGATAAGCCTAGCCTTATAGGTGTCGGAGAAGCAGGTAGAGAGGCAGTATTACCAACCCACAAACTAGACAAGTTTTTGGACGATGCTGTCAAAAGAGTTAATCCAACGCAGTCTAACGGAAGTGTCACAATCAATATTGCAAACATGACAGTTAGAGATGATACAGATATCCGTAAAATCGCGGATGAAATAGAACGCAGGCTTGCTCTTGAGTCAAATAGACGCAAGCTTGCTGGAGGCTTGATATGATAAACAATGAAGTTATTATAAACGGCACACAGTTGCACAAGTTCGGCACAATCGAATCGATAGAGTATAGCAAGCTGTCAAACGATATCCTTTACCGCGAAATTGCAAATAGGCAGCCTCGCGTTCAGGGGAGAAAAAGACAGTTAAAGGAAGTAACTCTGAAGATAAGGATTCATGATAAATTGTCGAGGGCGGAAACAAAAAAGCAAATAGATGAAATTGTAGGGCTATCATTTTCTGATAGCCCTATTTCGCTTATAGAAAATGGCAAGTATTGTAGAGCAATTCTTGCAGAGGCAGAAGACGAATACGTGTTTAAAAACGGGCTGCTATCATTGACGTTTGTTAACCTTGATGGGCTGTGGTACGGCGAAGAGAAGAACGGCAAGCTGACGATAGACAATCAAGGAATTATCAGCACAGATTTTGCAAGCATCTCTATCGTGCCAAGCGCCTTAAATGTGACGCTTAAGGACGGTAAAGGTCATGCACTTAAGATGAATGCGCTAAATACCACAAGTGCAATCATCATAGACCTTGAAAATAAGACTGCTACACAGAATGGAAAGCATGTTGAACTAAGTACGGATTCCAGGTTCTTTAGCTTCGAAAGAGGGAAAACGGTAATGCTCGTAACTAATGGTGCGACAAACACGATATATCGCGAGGTGATAGCACTATGATTTTTGTTTACGATAGAAACGAAAAACAAATCAATGCAATAGATGAAATCTATGAGCTGACAAAAGAAATCGGAAAGTTAAAAACCTTAGAGTTTGACAGTGAACTCGATTTCGAAAAAGGATATAGAATTATCGTAAACGATAATGAAAAGCCTTTGGAATTCATCATAATCGACACTGAATACAGTCGCGGAGACATCAAGGAATATCGCTACTATTGCCAAGAATCACTAAAGGAGATTGAAGGAGTACCCATCATTGACAAAAGACCGCAAGGTAATGTAAAGGCAGCAATAGAATCTTTGCTTGCTGATACACGATGGACACTTAAAATTCTTCCAACATACGATTTGAGTTACACGCAAACAAACAGCTTTTATCATATTTCTGCATTCGAAGCTCTAAGTAAAGTAGTACAAGATTATAACGTGGAGTGGCATGCAGAATACGAAATGTCAGGAGCTGATATAACAAGAAGGATTCTTGTTATAGGAGAGCAAGGAGTTAGGTCAAATAGCAGACTTGAATTTGGGAAAAATATAACTAAATTTACAAGGCGAATATCTTCAGATTCAATAATCACCGCGCTATACGGATTTGGAAAAGGTGAAGAGCAAGAAGATGGCGGATATGGAAGGCGTATAGATTTTGCAGAAATAAACAACGGAAAATCATATGTCGAAAATCTTGAAGCTAAAGAAAAATATGGGACAGGAAAAGAAAACGAAAAGAAGCACGTTTTCGGTTTCTTTGTTGATGAAGAGGAGACCGATAAAGCCAAATTACTGGAAACGACAAAAAAAGAACTCGTAATGTTAAGTCAACCGAAAGCAGAGTACACAGTTGAGGCTGTCAATTTAAATATTGATTGCTCGTTCGGAGACAGAGTTCAGGTGATAGATGATGAAATCGGATTTGCTGCAGAGGTACGCATCATAAAAGAAGTCGTACAGGACGAATCAAAAACGCTTACATTTGGAACGGTGACAAAAAGCTTTGGTGAGTCTATCAGAAACGAATTTAAGAAAACGCAGGAAACAATCAACAACCGAATCACTTCGGTCAGAGAAGAGGTTCTTTCAAAAATCACTAAACAATATTTTGGCGAAGATGGGTATAACTACGACTTAAAAGCCGGCAACGAATATGGATTGCCTGCAGGGCTATATTCTTTTGATAGACAAATAAATCAAAATCCGTCAAAGGTGATTTATATTGGTGCTGGCAAGATGCTTATTTCTAACGAAAAGAAGCAAAACGGTGAATGGGTTTGGAAAACAGCTGCCACGGCTGATGGACTTATGGGAGATACAGTTGTTGCAAATTCCATTACCGCAAATAAACTTTCTGCGGATGTTGGCCAAGCATTAGATTTAACTTCTAATGCATCAATCAATAGTAAGGTGTCGTCGCTTTCGGAGGAAACGTCAACGAAGATATCACAAACGCAAGATACGATCATAAAGCAAGTAGAGTCGAGGTCCATGCTAGTGGATCAAATCATAAGTGAGATAAAAAGTTCAATCACGCAAACAACCGAGGGCATTTATTTTAATTTCGAAAGACTAAGCAAGAATCTTGATGCAGCAATCGCAGGGAGTACGGCTGAGTTTGAGAAAATACGCAAATACATAAGATTCGAAAATGGAAATATTGTACTTGGAGCGGAAGGCAATCCACTTACGCTCAAAATTGAGAACGATAAAATTAAATTTATAGAAAACGGAGCGGAAATTGCATACTGGCAAAATAGACAATTCTACGCAGTGGACGGTGAGTTTATAAATAGTCTTAGACTTGGCAAGTTCGCGTTCATCCCACGCGAAAACGGAAATCTGAGCTTCTTAAAGGTGGTGAACTAAATGGGATATTGGCTATCAATACAATTCAGCCCTGGGCAACAGGACATCGTTAATAATCAAAGCTATATGGCAGTTTATCTGTCTGTACATGCATCAAATGGTTACTATGCAGAGCATACTAACGGCACAGGGCTACTTACAGTAAATGGAGTTAACTATCCATTCTCTGGACATTACAGAGTAAATGGAAGTTCGCAGGTAATACATAGTGTTGGGGTTTGGGTTCCGCACAACCCAGACGGTTCAAAAACTCTATATGCATCCGCAAGCTTTGATACGAGAGTTGTAGGTGTACTTACAGCGTCAAATTCGGCAACGCTAACAACTATACCACGTGCATCTTCTCCGACAACATCAAAGTCTACGGTGACATTTGGAGAATCGTTTGACATTTATACGCATAGAAAATCAACTGCATTTACACACGACGTCTATGTAGGGGTCAATAATGACATTAACTCATTAATAAAAATAGCTGATAAAATCCCAACCGACACGACTTGGACACTACCAGTTGATTGGAAAAATAAGTTTCCTGATTCAAGTGTAAAACTACTGGTACGAGTCTATACATTTAACGGTAATACAAATCTTGGACGAATTGATGCACCATTAGTTGCAATAAAACCATCATCTGATATGCTGCCTAGCGCAACGATTGAAGACAAAGATGAAACGGAATGCTACAAGAAGTATGGTGGGTATGTAAAGCACCAATCTAAAATAAAAATAGCGGTAAAGCCAGAGTACAGATATAGAGCAACAAAAAAAGATGAACGGCTCAAAATCAATGGAGAATTACCACCAGTGGACGAGTCAAGTTTGACTCCACAAAAAGACAAGATAACAATCGAAGCAACAATCACAGACAGTCGAGATTCCACAATCACGGTCACAAAAGAACTGCAAATAATAGATTGGCATGTACCCGTGTTAACGGGTGTCAAAGTAGAAAGATGTAAAGCAAACGGAGAATCGGATGCAGCGGGGAATTATGTCAACATAAAGTATAGTGCTGATGTTGCTAATGTGGGCAACAAAAATGCAAAGATAATCGAGTATGAGCTGACTAGGCAAGGAAGTTATGATGGGGTGCAGGAAACTGAAGTTTTGAGCACATTTAAAACTTCGGGTAGCAAGGTTCTGCCATGCCATGGAGACTATTCATGGGAAATAAAAGTATCGCTTAGAGACGACTTTGAAACTACTGAGTATACCATGCCAATAGGAACGGCATTTACTTTAGTTGACTACAATCAAAGCGGAAGAGGTATGGCAATAGGAAAAGTTGCAGAGCAGCCGGACCTATTTGAAATTGACATACCGACAAGATTTAATAAGGAATTTAGTGGAAAAGGAGTCGCTTACGACTTGAAACCAGCAGAGTTACAAGTCATCAAGCTGCTTACAAATACAGAAAGCGGAGATGTAAGACTTGGTAAAGTCCTACAAACGCTTGGACTAAGAGTACCGATTAAAATCGAAAAGCTAGGCCAGTTTGAAGTGGTTAAGTATTCGGATGGAACCTGTGAGGCATCGTGTCAAATAAAGCAAATTACGCCTGTAAATATGACACAAGTAAATCCCTACTTGTTTAGATGGATTGGAGATTTGATATTGCCAAACGAATTGTTTAAATCCGTTAACAATGTACAAGTCACAGGGCATTACAACGCAGGAATATTTACATGCGGTGCCGTCGCAAAAACAGACAAAATCCAGATAATACACTTAATGCAAAATAGAGGGGTGTCAGCGAACCAGGTTCCTGAAGAGCTGCCATTCGTACGAATTTATGGGAGGTACAAATAAATGAAAGCATTGAACATTATAAAAACTGCCAATGGAGGATACTCATTCACTGCAACAAGAGAAGATGGGAATACAGTGTTCGGAATATTGGCAGAAAAAGACCTGTCAAGTATAACGAAGATAGTAGATACATCGAAGAACCTGGACGAGCAGAGACTGGAGTCCTTAAATCTCTTGATTAACTCACTGCTCAAGCTTGAAAAAAATAGAAAAGCGATATTGTCTTTAGTAGAAAGGTGGCAGGTGTGCTCGTACTATCCGCCAGGTCACTACGTTGTATACAGCGACAAACTCTATCGCTCGCTAAAGGCACACAACTCTACATATGAAAATATTCCGCTCAATGATCGCAACCTATGGATTGAAGAGGAACTTGGAAACGCAAGCGATTATGACAAGTGGTATAAAGGTGCAGAGTTTTGGGCAGCAGACAAAACCTACAAAAAAAGCGACATGGTAATCTATTACAACAAACTATATAAATCGCTAAAAGACAAGAATGTCTCGAACCCAGAAAAATCGGATTGGGAACTAATCGAAAAGGATAAGTAAAGGAGTCAGGCATGGAAAGAGCGATAATAATAGCAGTGTTTGCATCAACGGGGCTTTGGAGTTTTATAAGCATGATAGTGCAGAGGTACATGGAGCGTAAGAGTGACTATGCGATGATGATGCGTGGATTGGGCCACGACAGAATTTGTAGCTTGGGAGAGTTTTATATCAAGCGTGGATATATCACTCGTGACGAATACGAGAACTTAGTGGATTACTTATATATCCCTTACAAAGGGCTAAAAGGCAATGGGACGGCGGAGAAGATCATAAACGAGGTTAAGCAGCTCCCTCTCACAGATAGCAAAATCAAATAATTGTCAACCGGGTGGTGAGAGCCACCTTTTTAATTTGTTTCAGGAGGTACAAAAATGAAGAATAGAAATTGGAAAGATTGGGGAAAAAAAGCGGGCATTAGAGCGGTAAAGACAATGGCAGAGGCAGCACTTGGTGTTATAGGAACTTCGACTTTTACGGGAGAAGTTCGTTGGGGGCAAGTAATAAGTGCAGCTGTCTTAGCTGGAATCATATCACTGCTTGTAAATGCTAAAGGATTGCCAGAACTTGATGAGGAAGTTAAGGACTTAAAGGACTTAAAGGACTTGGAGGGCTAATATGTTACACGGTATTGATATTTCGGGCTGGCAGGAAGGAATACAGCTAGCAAGTGTACCCGCAGATTTTGTAATAATCAAAGGAACAGGCGGTGCTGGATATGTATCGGCAGAATGTGACGGCTTCGTACAGCAAGCAAAGGCCGCAGGAAAACTAATCGGAGTATACCACTTTGCTCGTGAGGTTGGTTTTGGCGGAACCCCCGAAGAGGAAGCACAGTGGTTCGTTGATAACTGTGGCGACTATTTTGACGGTACGGTTATTCCTGTGCTAGACTTTGAGCAGGATGTATATTTGGGCGCAGAATGGGCAAAGGCGTGGCTTGATGAAGTATATAGGCTTATTGGTGTAAAACCGCTGTTTTACAGTTATTTAAGCTTTATTGAAAGTCACGATTGCAGTGCTATTGCTAACGCAGACTATGGGTTGTGGATAGCCCAGTACGACCACAATAATGCAACAGGATATCTCGAAAAAGCTGCACCATATGTGCCATATTGGAGCGTTGTTGCAATGTATCAATATACATCTCATGGATATCTGAGTGGGTACAGCAAAAGACTTGACCTTGATGTCTTTTATGGTGATGCAGATACATGGTATGCATATGCGAGGAGGCAGGGCGAAAAAGTAACGCAAGTTATTACACCAAAACCTAAGCAAGTCGATATTGGTGCAGAGGTCATCAAATACGCAGGAGATGACAGGTATGCAACATCAGATATAATAGACAAGGAGTTTGCAAAAGCAAATAAGGTGATTGTTTCAGGTAAAAACTTCCCTGACGGAATAAGCGCAGCATTTCTCGCAAAAGCAAATAAGGCGAACATAGTGCTAGATCATCCTGGGTTGTCTTACGGGCTCGAAACATATATTGTTGGTGGCGATATAGTAAATGAGGGTGGAGCAAAAGTAATAAAGGGAGATACTAGATACGATACAAATCTAGAAGTTTTGAAGGAATGCTTTTCAAAGACAAAATCAATCATTGTTACTAATGGTAGCGATTGGGCTGATGGTGTATCCACACTTACAACAAACGTTCCAGTACTTATAGTCTCTGAGTTCGTAAAAGCAAATCAGATCGTAGAACTAAAAAAACACAATGATTTACACTTCATAATTGTGGGCGATACAGGTGTTGTTAATACTACTGTAGAAAAGCAGCTTGCTGAGATTGGTAGCGTCGAAAGAGTCAAAGGCGCAGATAGATTTGAAACGTCGAGAAAAATTGCAGAGCGTTTTTTCCCATCAGCTGAAGAGGCTATTGTAGTTGCTTCATGGGCCGACGCAATCGTGTCAAGCAACATAGGTGAAATGCCTATACTTCTTATAGGAGAAAATAATACATCTGAAGCAAGGGCATATATTACATCTCATGGGGTGAAGAGAGCATATGTTGTTGGGCTTGCTTGTGAACTTGTTGTATAGCAGTTAAATCAAGAGGGCAATCGCCCTCTTTTTTTATTGCAAAAAAATAAAAAAAGTTTATAAAAAAGTGTTGACAAAATACGCAACGCGTGTTATTATATATACATAAGGAAGGAGGAAACATTGATGAAACAAAAAAAGAAAAACCAGAAACTGAAAGAGTTTGCAATCAACACAGCTTCTGGTATCGTCTCTGGAGTAGTAAGTGGATTAATCACTTGGTTACTCACCCGGTAAGGAAAGCCCCTCGGGGCTCCTTACCATAAATATAACATATAAAATCATCAATGTAAATAAAATGAAGATTTATCTAATAGTCGCAGTTGTAGTAGCAGTTACAGTAACGGGAATTTTAAATAGGAGAAAGTAGCTTGAATATAAGGGAAATAAGAGCGCTCGCCAATTTATCACAGGTCAACTTCGGAAAGAAGTACAATATTCCATTAAGGACAATTCAAGATTGGGAGGCAGGAAAGCGCAAACCACCTATATATGTGGTAGAACTGCTCGAATTCAAGGTGAGATATGATTTTATACAAAATTAACTAATACACACCGAAAGGCACACCGCATAGTACAAATACTGAATTTTAGCCATTCTTTCACGCATTCGTAACGCGCAGGTCAGCGGTTCGATCCCGCTCGGGAGCTCCAGAAGAAAAAGCCTTGCATACCTATTTAGGCGTGCAAGGCTTTAGTGCTTGCTAGATGAAATCTAAACAGGAGAAGGTAAATGGAAATAAAGGAAATAAGAACGCTTACGGGACTTTCACAAGCGAACTTTGGAAAGAAGTACAATATTCCAGTGAGAACTATTCAGGATTGGGAAACGGAGAAAAGAAATCCACCAGCTTACGTTGTTGAGCTACTAGAATTTAAGGTCAGATACGACATTGAGCAAGAGCAAATATAGCATTAATATAAAACGGCCAAGTGCAATGAAAATTGTTGCATTCAGCCGTTTGTTTCAGTCTTGGAAAGTTTTTAATATGGAGTAATTTCTGAAATAAACATAAGAGTTCCTATTACAGATAGAAATACAAAACTAAGATTTAAACAAGAGTTAGCTATATTGTTTTCTACTGCAATTTATATACTTTTATACCTAGCTCCTCGGTATAGTTTTTCAAAACAACTAGTGCTACGGGAGATGTAGTATCTATAAGTTCATAAGAAAAAACACATTCTACAGTTGCTCCAGGCTTTACTTTTTGAATAGCATAATCCGCTGTCTTGGTATATTCGTCTAGTAAAGAGTAATCATACGACGGAATAAGTTGAGATATCGTTTTATCTTGATTCTGAAATAAAGAAACATAATTCATCCACACAAAACTAGGCTCCTGTAATATGGATGAGTCATTAGTAAATTCAACGGTTATCAAAAGCGAATAATTGTTTATAAATTCATGGTCATCAGGAGTTATTATTCTTGAGCCGGTTAGTTTTATTGTACCTTCTGGCACTTTTATTATGTCGTCTTCAAAATAATATTCTGAATTACTTTTTTTTACTGTAGCAGTCTTTGTCTTATTATTCTCTTTTTCATTTCTATTATTTTTAGCATCACTACAAGCGCCTAAAATAGCACAAATAAGAAAGCATATAATTACAGGAATAAATTTTCTTTTCATTTCAATTATCCTCTCTATTTATAACGTATTTTCTGATGGAAATTTATCCAATGAGAGAAATATTAATTATAAAGTTGCATTGGCTATAAGTATATCAAACTTGCGAACATCGCAGTTTTTACTAAGTTTAACCTTGACATGACCAGCCTTTGTCCAAAGCTCAACTTCTGCACTTAAATCTAATAGTTTGCCTGCGTTTTCAGTAGACCACATTACAATGGATGAGTAAGGTAAGGAGTAAATTTCAATTTTTTTACCAGTTAAACCCTGAGCATCTTTGACAATGAGTCTCTTGCTTGTAAATACTGCAACGTCTCTCATTGTCTTATATGCTGCGACGGCGTTTTCTCCATCAACGAGCATGTTATTGATATCTCCTGGGATAGGGCATTCTGATATGAATGTCCATGTTAGCGCTTGTGTTAATTCTGTTGCCATTTATTTTTCCTTTCTTTAAAAATATAACTTAGAACTTGGTTATAAGCTCATAACATCGCCAAAATACCCTTTTAAAAGCAAGGCTAATTATATTATATTTAAAATAGAGAATCAACAAATAAATTAAACTAGATTGAATTTTTGATGTTAAAAAACCTTGCATACCTATTCAAGCGTGCAAGGCTTTAGTACTTTTTGATTTAGAAGCAGTTCTTTAAATTATCTGCGTCTGGTTCTTCTTTTGTTAGTAGTCCTGTGATTGTAAAA